TAGTGTTTAAATGTCATGAATCCTCCCTGGCGGGATAATGTTGTGAGTCAGATAAGGAGCGAGCTGAAGTCCGGAAGTTACAGGACAATGGCAGGAGGAAGACTACAGCCCGCAATACGAAAAAGGCCGCGCAGTTGCGCAGCCTTATGAATTCTGGTTAAAATCCATTCGATTATAAAAATGTATATCTCATGCTGTTGCCCGAACCCACTCGGGCTTTTTTTTTGCCCACAAGAAAGCCCCTCCGGAGAGGGGCTGGAGAGTGGCGCTATGTGCCATTGCATGGTGCCGGGTGCCTCCCGGTGAGTTCAGCCCGGTGACACTAAACCCGCATATTCTCGCTTACGATCATCAAAGAGATCATACCGTTCACCAGTCGCCCCTCCGCACAGGGGGATTCACCATGCGAAATTTTTTTAACAAATGCTCAGTCTGACAGGCAACTGTCAACTTACTGAATTGTGAGGAATTTAACACTTCACAGCACAATATCTTTCCAGCGCCCCAAAATCATCAGGACAGGAGAAAATCTTCTCCCCCTGTCAGAGTTTAAAATCCAGCACGCCATTTCTAAATGCTTTATATACTCCTGAAGACGGTGGTGATGGTATATCAGCATTCTTTACTGCATTCATCGCTTCACGACATAAATCGGGATCACCGCTTTCTCTTTTAACCTGTAGCAGAAGACCATTCGGGGCCATATACATTCTCAGTGAACACTCTTTTCCTGAATACTTACTCGCATCCTTTAACTGTTCTTCTATGGCTTTCCTGACCTGAATGGCATACTGCCTGATTTCTTCACTGGCATCAGGGGTACGTTCCGATGAGCTCAAATTTTGCGACTTTATTAATTTATCTGAGTGATACAGAGAAGCATCATAATTATTTGTCGATACATCTTTTGTGCAGCCAGTTGTCAGACTGGCTAATATCAAAACAAGAACTGGTACAGCACGGCAATACATTTATCCATCTCCATATTAACAAGAACAATTATCTATAAAATATAGTAAATATGCGGGATCCGGGAGGACTTGTAACTATCATCTCCGGATCAGCATGTAGTTTTTATTTTTCCGGATGATATATGCCGCAATAATACCCCTGCATACAGATGCCTGCAAATATCTACGAAGCATCCGGCGAGAATAAACAAGGAAGTCTGAGGCTATCTTATATGATAGCCTGTTGCTCAAAAGACAATGATTCACTCATCAGAACCAACAACGCATAATGCAGATAATGGACCGCCATCGAGGACTCGAACCCCGCGCAGCCAGCTTCGAAGGCTGGCGCTCTATCCCGATGAGCTAATGGCGGTATGTGATATGGTGGCCCTTGCTGGATTTGAACCAGCGACCTGGCGATTATGAGTCGCTCGCTCTCACCACTGAGCTAAAGGGCCGGGCATAGGATAATAACGGTACGTAACTAATTCTGCAATATCATCCGTTCTGACTGACTAAATTCTGAACTTCCCTGACCGTCTGCTCAAAACGCTCAGTCTCCAGCTCAACGCCAGTTGCACGACGTCCCAGCGCTATCGCTGCTTTGACTGTCGAACCTGACCCCATGAAGAAATCTGCAACCAGGTCACCCGGACGACTGCTCGCGCTGATTATCTGCTGCAGCATTTCTGCCGGTTTTTCGCACGGATGTTTCCCGGGATAGTACTGCACCGGTTTATGCGTCCACACATCGGTGTACGGCACCTGCACCGTCACACCAAAATACCGCCGCAGATGCTTATATTCACTCTGCAGTTCCGTATACTGCCGGTTCAGTTCACTGTATGTGCTGACCAGTTGGTGATGTGGCTTTTCCAGTTCTCCGCGCTGATGCTTATCTTCTGCCACCCGGGCAAACAGCGCCTGTAATTTCAGATAATCGCTTTCGTCCGGTAGCTGCCACTGGCTGGCACTGAACCAGTGCGACACCATGTTTTTCTTTCCTGTGGCATCAGCAATCTGTTTTGCCGTTATCCCCAGGGCAGCACGCGCATCACGAAAGTAAGAAATCAGCGGGGCCATCACATGCTGTTTCAGTGCCCTGCCCTTCGCCTCATACCCGGCATCTTTCGGGCGATACGGCCCCTGATAATGTTCCGCGAACAGAATGCGCTCTGTGGCGGGGAAATATGCCCTCAGGCTTTCCTTGTTGCACCCGTTCCAGCGTCCGGACGGCTTCGCCCAGATAATATGGTTCAGCACATTGAAGCGTTCACGCATCATGATTTCAATGTCAGACGCCAGGCGATGGCCACAGAACAGGTAAAGACTTCCGGCAGGTTTCAGCACCCGCCAGAACTGCGCCAGACACTGGTCCAGCCATTTCAGGTAATCATCGTCGCCCTTCCACTGGTTATCCCAGCCCTCAGGCTTCACTTTAAAGTACGGCGGGTCCGTGACTATCAGGTCAACAGAATTTTCGGGTAACGACCGGATAAATTCCAGGCAGTCGGCGTTGATTAACTCACAACTGGATATTTTTACAGTATTAAGCATGGATCATTAAGCCTGTCTCTGATAGGCTCATTCTGCTTTTGCGCAAAGCAGTGGGCCTGAGGTTTGCTTGTGATCCGGACGCATGAGCAGATGGCTGGTGAGTGCCCCTAACACCCACCAGCCGCCCATTTACCACAAATAAAAAAGCCTTCAGGACTGAAGGCGTCTGTAACAACCGAACTGATAGTCTGCCAGTCCCGCCATAACAAGCTGGGTCAGTATTAACTGGCAGCGTTCACGTGAAAGGTAAGTATTCTGCGCAATCTCCCCGACTGTCGCCGGTTCGGTGGCACTTAATTCATTAAACACCACTCTGGCGGTTTCGGTCATATCCTGCTGTTTCAGCATGTCTTTTTCCCTTTTCCGGTTAACGTGACACACCAATAACTCTTGTCGAAAAAGCCAGCAAGCTGAAAGACAGGTATTCACCGCCACCAGCGCGTTTACTGTACTGACGCGATTTCAGTCATAAAAAACCCGCCAGGCGGCGGGGTGTAAAAATTCTTCTAACGTCAGGCATAAAACGCCCATCGTTAGGGCAAATTTACCACAGATTCGGGAAAAATCAACAACACTATCGCGTTACCCTCTTTAACTGCCGCTCCGCCCATGCCTCTTCAATGTCAAACCGAACCACCAACGTATCGTAAAAGCGTTTCACTGATTTTTTCCACGTATCAAGCGTGATAGCACTCGTCACTTTGCGTATGGCATTAAATGCCTCCGTTGATGGTAGTCTTTCACAGCCACGACCACCACAACGCTGGCAGTCTCTGATAACAGGCATACCACGTTTTACCGACTCTTCACGATGAATGGCGACACCACGCCCACGGCAGTCTTTACAGGCAGTGGAAATCTCCCCCTTCCCTTTACATTCAGGACAAGAAACTTTCACCACCTCCCGAATTTTTTTCCATTCTTCCCAGTAAGACGGATACACACCTTTCGTACACTTTGCCCATACTGGCGGCTTGCCATCCGGATACTGAACCTTGTTTGTAAAAACCTCGCTTTCAATAAATTTTTTTCCGTGACAGCAGGGGCACTGTTTTTTGCTCGCCGCGCTACGGGCATAATCTTCAAACGCATACGAAGCCATAATACGCATCACTGCCGGTTTTATTTCTGCCGGGAGTTTTCTTAACGCCGCCACGCGATCACACCGACTGAGTGCATATTCTGTCAGCAATTCTGTTGCCCGCTCTCTGTCATTCATACTAATGCCCATTTTCCCAAGGAACGCAGAAAACCCCATCTCAGCCCGATTCTGTGTCATGCCCTGCGCGGCCATCACATCAGTGATACTCAGCGCATCTTTCGACGTTGAGGCCGATGCATCAGTCAGGCCGGGGGATTTTGGGGAGTAGTATTTCGGTAAATCTTCCAGTTTCATTTTTTGACCTGCTCTTAATGCATTATGGGGTAAATCTTCACCCCCAGACGTCCACCAGATACTGGCTGACCACGAACGATATTGATTTCATCAAACTGCTCATCGTCCATTAACACTCCCGCATGCGTCAGCGCATCCAGCGGTGCTTTCAGGATATTGTCCAGGTCGCGACGACGCTTATCCGGTGGCTCTGCAATCACCTTTATCGCCAGCCTTCCGGACAGGTTTAATTTCAGCCGCTGCTGGCGAACAATTAGCGCCACATCACGGCGATAACGCTTTCCGGCCTCCGAGATGAAATACGTATTGCCATGACGTCGCCAGTAGGTATTCACCGTCGGCGGGTAAGGCAAAACAAATTCTATGCGTTCAGTCATTCATGCTTTCCACTTCAGGACACCCGAATTTCTCGCGTGCATTAAAAAACGAATCAGCAACAACAGCTGGCTGCCGTGTTTTTCTTCAAAATCTTTTACCCCGGCGTGCAGTTCGTTATGACATTTACGGCACAGCGGAATAACAAACAAATCATCAGCCTTTGTTCCCATACCTCCCAGGCCATGACCAATGATGTGATGCGGATCATCTGCCTGATTACCGCACGTCATGCATTTCTGCGTTTTTACCCAGCGCGTGTATACAGGCATCTCTTCCCGTTGTGGTTTCTGGCGCTGGAGATACTGAGCCGGAGACTCCGGATCAACGGCGATGCTTACTAACGTCTTTTCCTGGAGTGGGGGCTGTTGCTGGTGGACGTGAAGTGGCAGCGCAATATTTTTTGTGCGCTGCTTCAGTATGCTGGTGGCAGTCTGTTCTCCCGGTACGATGTCACTCTCACGGTATACGGAGCGGATTTTTTCCACCGGTAATCCCAGTGAACGACACAATACAGACTCCGGAAGCGCATCAGCCACCTGATTGCAGACCGCCCACCAGGATAATTCGGCCAGCGATAACGCCCTCTCCTGCGTACCGCTGATTGCGTGACGGATGACGTCAATCATCCATGCTGACAAGTTTTGGTGAGCAAGTTGCTCAAGTGATTCTGAGGTCTGGTCACACAACTGGTTGTCGCAGTGCCAGCACAACACCATTGCGCCGGTACCATAACGGTGAATGACGGTTTCACTGTGGTGATAATCACCGTGTGGCCACTGGCAGGATTTAATATGGCGCAACAGCCAGTCAGACAGTGCACCAGCGCCGCCAGCAGCACGAATCACACGCTCATTGCTGAAAAATGGCAGTAATGATTTATCCTCCGCCAGCGGCTGGCGAACGGCAGGGACGACTCCGGATGGCAGGCCGCACATGCTTTTCGGTTCCGGCTCCACCAGCACTCGAGGATTATGAAATATCTGTATGGATTCACGGCCCGGCTTAAGGACCACCAGCCCAAGCTCAGGCACCAGAACAGGTCTAAGTAATACCCGCACGTTACCTCCAGATCCGTTGCTGGAAAGTGCGGGACGCACGTGGTGGGCGTTCGGAATAAGGCAGCCTGACAGAGATTATCCAGTGCCGATAGTCGAGACTGAGAGCTTTCTTAACCTCGAACCCGCGCCTGCGGTAAGAATGAATCAGCCATTCGGCCTGTTCTGCAGTGCATGGAGGGTGCTGGAACCATTCAGACTTGAATGCGTGAGAATACCGCCCGTGCGTGCAGGCAAGAACGGGCGAATTATCAGAATTGTAATATTTTGCGTTGCGTGCCATCGGTTTTCTCCGGTGGCACGGTGTTACTCAGCGGGAGTTCAGCCCCGCGCAAGATTGTAGATGAGTTTATTCTCCTGAAAAAGCAGAAAAGCCAGCTTTTATTCCGATCTCTTTCAATGCCTGTAATGAAGTGACAAACTCACCTTCGCGCAAGATAAATCCGTCCGTGACCCGAGCATCCACAAAATTAATTAACGCAGCCCCATTCTTTCGCAAACACATAATGCGGTAATGACTAACAAGATTTCCATTTTCAACGCACACAGCATAGAGGCCATCTTCACAAAAAATTTTACGCAGTTCTTCGATGTTCATCATCAGAATCCTTCCGGATAATTAGCTCTCCCCTTTAAGGGACCATCCCTCTTATCCCTGCGCGCTACTTAAGTATTTTTGATTCTATTCCGGCACCGTCCAGAACTTCAAACGCGTTGAAAATAAAAACAAAAACCCGCCGAAGCGGGTTAAGTGCGGGTGCGTTGAGGATGCC